GATCTACACCACCTCGCAGATCGCCAATAACCTCGGCACTGCGGGCGATGAGACGGAGATCTATTTCGGCGAGTTCTCTGAGGCCATGATCGGCGACAGCCAGAACCTCAGCCTCAGCGTTTCGACGGATGCGGCTTATGTCGATGGCAGCGGCAATACCGTTTCGGCCTACCAGTCGGATCTCACGTTGATGCGCGCGATCTCGGAACATGACTTCGCCCTCGAGCATGACGTGGCCTTTGCGGGCTTCAACGCGAAAGGCTGGTCGCTCTGATCTGAGCGCCAGCTAAGGGCTGCGGCATGGACCGCAGCCCCTCCCTTCATCTGATTAACCGGAGGTGTGCCATGATGCAGAACCGCGTGGCCCTGCTGTTTCTGAGCGCCTGGGGCGCATACAACAAAGGCGATATCGCAGGCTTTGACGCCGATCAGGCGGAGGCGCTCGAGGCGAAAGGGGTGGCGAAGAAAGCCCCGGCGCAGCCCGCCGCACAGCTCGCTTCGCTTTCCATCGAGCTCGACGCGGAGGCCTTCCGCAAAAGCGAGGCCTTTGGCGAGATTGCCGCCCAGCTCGAGGCCGCAACGGAGGCGCTGAACGCCCGTGAAGTCGCGCTTGATGAGCGCGCGGCAGAGCTGGCGGGCCTCGAGTATGAGCTCGACCAGCGCCAGGCAGCGATCGCTGCGATCGAGGCAGAGCTCGGCGAAGAGCCGGGCGAGACTGAGGTGGTCGAGACTGAGGCTGAAGCGGAACCTGCGCCCGCCCCGGCCAAAGCCTCCGGCCTGCCCAAACAGGGCCGCTGAGCGCGACCATGCGGGTGATCCTCCCGCCGGTCGGCCTCGCCGTCAGCGTCTCAGCGCTGGCGGAGCAGGCCCATATCGATGAGGCGGAGGGGCCGCAGCTCACAGCGCTGATCCTTGCCGCCACTGCCGTTGTCGAGACGGCCACCAATCGCCCGATCTTAAAGCGGACAGTCGAGATCGCTCTGCCCGATGAGCCGTGGTCAGAGTTCTGGCTGCCGGTCGCGCCCTGCCACGCCCTGGTGGATGCGCCCGGGGCGGTGCTGCTGCGCGGATATGATGAGCCCCGCATCCGGCGCGGAGACTATGGGGGCGACACCATCCGCGCAGAGGTGGGCTATCGGGCCGCTACTGACGCGCCGCAGCAGCTCCTGCAGGCCATCATCCTGCTGGTGCTGGAATGGCGCGCGGCGGGCATCACGGTTGAAGGGCAGTTTCTTGCCCCTCAGCTCAGCTTTGGTGTGCAGCGGCTGCTCCGGCAGATCCGCTACCGCCGCCCGCAGGAGATGCGCTGATGGCCCGCGCTCTTGATCGCCGCATCGAGCTGATCCGCGTTGGGCATCAAAACACCGGCAACGGCATCCGCGAGACGATAACGCCGATCGGATCAGTCTGGGCCTCCCGATCGGACGTCGGGGACGCAGAGCGGGCGGTGGCGGGAACGGTTCAGGGGACAGTGCGCACCGCCTGGCTGGTGCGCTCTTCGCCCCTCACCCGTGAGCTGAAGCCAAAGGACCGGCTGACGTCTCAGGGGCTCACCTTTGAGATCCTCGGGCTGCGCGAGATCGGGCGCGGCAACCTGATCGAGCTCACCACTGAAGCGAGGCTTGACCGATGAAAACCAAAGCGCAGCTGTCGGGCTTTGCGGAGCTCGCAAAGGCTTTGGGCAATCTGCCCGAAGCGGTCGGCAAGCGCATCACCCGCGCGGCTATGAAAAAGGCCGCTGAGCCTATGGCGGAGGCAGCCCGCGAGCTGGCCCCGGAGAAAACCGGCAAGCTCAAAAAGAGCATCAAAATCGGCTCGATGCTCAATGGCCGGCAGCGCAAGATCCGCAAGCGCAGCCTGACGGCGGATGAGAAAAACGCCGTCACGCTCTTCATGGGGCCCAGCTATCTGAAAGACGATTCCGGACGTCACGGCCATCTGGTCGAGTTCGGCACCCGGCCTCACAAAAACGGCGGGCAGTTTGCGGGCACCGACCACCCGGGCACTGCCCCGCAGCCCTTCATGCGTCCGGCCTTTGACCGCGAGGCCATGCCCACGGTCGAGCGCCTGAAGCCGCTGCTTTATAAGAGCATCGCAAAGGCCGCAAAACGTGAAGCGGCCAAAGCCCGCAAGCCGAAGGGCTGAGCCATGGATCAGGAGCTTTTCTCTCTTCTGACCGGCGCGGCACCTGTCGCTGATCTGGTGGGGCCCCGCATCTTCTGGGGCCTCGCGCCTGCGGGCACCCCTCTGCGGATGCTGGTCCTCAATATCATCTCCGGCTCTGACAGCCCGCATCTGCGCGGCACTGACGGGCTTTGGCGGTATCGGGTGCAGGTGGATTGCTACGGCGAGAACCGGCCCGATGCGCGCGAGCTCTCGCAGGCGGTGGTGGCGCTTTTGAACGGCCACCGCTCCGGGGGTTTCCGCTCCGTGCTTCTCGAGGCCACCCGCGAAGATCTGGAAGAGGCGGCTCATGGCCGCCCCTGGCGCTTTTCTCACGACTTCATCATTTATTGGAGGGCACAGCATGCCTGATACCGCAGCCGATATCGGCTTTAACTCGCAGTTCGGGATCAAGGGTTCCGGCAGCACCTATGCCATGGTGGCAGAGGTCACCGCGATCACCGCCCCCGGCTTTTCGCGTGACGCGATCGATGCCACTCACCTGAAAAGCCCGGACAAATACAAAGAGTATATCGCGGGGCTGATGGATCTGGGCGATGCCTCGATCACCATCAACTTTGTGCCCTCGGCCTCCGATACGCTGATGGCCGCCTTTGTGGCAGGCAAGGGTGAGTTCCGCATTCTCTTCCCCTCCGGGACCGTGGCGCTCGACTTCAAGGGCATCGTGACGGGCTATGAGATCGGCGAGCTGACCACCGACAAAATGTCGGCCACGCTCACCATCAAGGGCACCGGCAAAGCGGCTCTGACCGCCGTGTCGGCAGGCTGAGGGGACGATCATGGCGAATAAGATTAAAGGCGAAGTCGGCCTCGAGCATGAGGGCAAGCGCTACACCATGGCGCTCGACTTCAACGCGCTCGCCGACTTTGAAGAAGAGGCCGGGGTCGAGAATGCCATTCTGGCTGTCCAGGACCCGGGCAGGCTCGGTGCCAGCAAACTGCGGGCGCTATTCTGGGCGGGGCTGCGCCAGCGCCACGCGGATATGACGCTCGAGCTCGCCGGGCAGATCCTCAGCGCAAACCTCAGCAAGCTCGGCGAGGCCATTGCCACGGCCTTTCCGGACCCGGAGCCCGGCGCAGAGGCGCAACCGGGAAACGCGCCAGCGGCTCGCAGGGGCCGCCGGTAACGCTGCAATCCCTGCTGGTGGATTACACCGCCGCAGGGTTTTGCCCGCAGGGGTTCTGGGGGCTGACCTTCCGGCTTTACGATCTGCACATGCAGGGCGCGGCAAAGCGGATCTCGCGCGAGATCGAGGTCAGCAACCGGCTTGCCTGGAACACGGCGGCGCTCTCGGGCGCAGCCTTTGGTGGCCAGCTGCCGAAGTTTGAAAAGGTGTTCGGCTCTGGCAGCAAGGTCAGGGCAGCCGCGCAGCAATCAGCAGAAGTGCTCGAGGCACATCTCAAAATGCTGGCGATTGCCTTTGGTGCGAAGCTGGAAGAGATGCCCATGCCTTCTCCGGTTACTCGACGTAAAGCGCGCAGAGCTTAAAGGTATCATCTGCGATCTGGCGCATAGCCTGCGCGATCTGCTCATGCGATTGCACGATGCTGGCTTTCAGTTCGGCACCATCGGGCGCGTCCTTCAGGCGGCGCTCAAAGCCTTTAGGAAGCCTCTCATAGCTATCTGCCTGCCTGATAGCATCCGACAGGCTGTTAAGGCATTCCTGCCGGGTTGAGTAATCCATTGCCACGGCGGGCTGCGCTGCAAGGACGAGCAGCAGGACGCAAAGACGTTTCATCAAAATCTCCCATGGGTCTGTCTGAGGATCAGATAGCTCACACGCGCCCGGCAATTTAAAGAGGCCGCCCGATCGGGCGGCCTTTCTCATCACAGGAAACCTGATCATGTCTGCAGAAGCAATCGGCTCGCTTTTCGTTTCGCTCGGCATCGACACTGCCGCCTTCAGCCGTGGCGTAAAGGCGGCGCAGACCCGTGTGGAAGCCTTCGCCACCAACCTCAGCAAGCGGCTGAACGGGCTGGCGGATATCCCCGGCATTCGCAGCCTGCAGCTCGGCCTCGCAACTGTGGGCAAGGGGCTGGCCGCCGCTGCCGGTGCCGCTGCAGCAGCAGCTGGTGTGGCCTTTGGGGGTCTCTCGATCGCGGCGATGAGTACCGCCAAAGAACTGCAGAACATGTCGCGGATCGCAAATGCCACGCCGGAGGAGTTCCAGAAGATCGCCCATGCTGCTGGTCAGGTGGGCATCTCCCAAGAGAAGATGGGCGACATCCTGAAAGACGTGAATGATCGTGTCGGGGATTTCATCGCGACCGGCGGCGGGCCGATGGCAGACTTCTTTGAGCGCATCGCCCCGAAGGTCGGGGTGACGGCGGATCAGTTCCGCAAGCTCTCCGGGCCGCAGGCGCTGCAGCTCTATGTTGACAGCCTCGAGAAGGCCAACGTCAACCAACAGGACTTCACCTTCTTCATGGAAGCCATGGCCTCTGACAGCACCGCGCTGGTGCCGCTCCTGAAAAACGGCGGGGCAATGGCGAAGCAATATGGCGAGCGCCTTGAGGCGCTCGGCGGCGTCATGGACAATAAAACCGTGGCCTCACTTGCCCGCATGAAGGGCTCGCTCGATGAGGTCTGGATCGTCATCAAGGGTATGGGGACCGCGATCGGCGTGGCCTTTGCTCCGGTGATCGAGGCGCTGGCGCAGGCCTTCGTGGGGCTCGGCATGAAGGGCGGGCTGCTGCGCTCGATCTTTGACGCCATTGCCGCAGTGGTGGGGGTGGTCGCGCAGACCATCGCCAGCGTCGTCTTTGTGGTCTCGAGCCTCGTCTCAGGGATCTGGAATGCCGTCTCTGCCGGTGCGGCCTGGATCAACAACCTGACCGGAGCCGGGGACGCGCTGCGCACGGTGCTGAGCTATAGCCCGATCGGCTGGCTCAACTGGATCACCGCGCTGGTGAAGCAAACCGGCGGATGGGGAGAGGCGCTGAAACTTCTGGGCGAGGTCGCCTCGGGAGTCTGGTCGGCGATGGTCTCATCGGCACAGGCAATCCCGGTCGGGCTCGAGGCGGTCTGGGCCACCCTGCAGGCAGGCTTCTATACGCTGCTCGAAACCCTTCAAAAACGGTGGGCGGACTTCCTCCATAATATCGCAGGGGCTATCAAGAACGTGCCGTTTATGGGGGATGCACATGAGGCCGTGGCTAACGGTGCTATCATGGCGGCCTCCGGGGCCTTTACTTCGCGGGGCGATGCTGACGCCAAGCGCGCTGAAGCCACTGAGCTGGCGGAGCGGGCCAAGGGCATGGTCACCGCCGGTCTGGACAAGGCCAGCGAGGCACTGGGCCGTCTGAAGATCACCACGGGCGAGGCAGAAACCACCCTGCAGACTTTCAGCGGCGGTGGCGGCGGGCTCTCGCAGGTGGCGGAGAAATCCGGCGGTGCCAAGGCGAAAATCTCAGAGCTCGAGAAGGTCATGAAGGGGCTGCGCGAAGAAGCCGAAAAGCTCAGCGCCACCATGAACCTCTCTGCGCTCGATGCGGAGATCTGGGAGAAGCAGCGCGCGGCAGGGGTGCAGGCGCAGAGCGTCCAGGGCAGGCAGATCGCCGGGCTGGTGACGCAGATCGACCGCATGAAGCAGCTCAAAGATGCCACGGAAGAATGGCGCAGCTCGATCACCGGAGCCTTTGCCAGCTTCATCACGCAGGGCGGCAGCTTCAAGAAGGTGCTGAGCCAGATCATCGCAAAGCTCGCAGAGATGCTGGCGCAAAAAGCCTTCACCTCGCTCTTGGGCGGCGGCACCGCAGGCGGCGGCTTCCTCGGCGGAGTGATGAAAATGTTCGGCTTTGCCAACGGGACGCTCTCCGCTCCCGGTGGCCTTGCGCAGGTCAATGAGCGGGGCGGGGAGATCATGAACCTGCCGCGCGGCACTCAGGTGATCCCGCACGATATCAGCAAGCGGATGGCGGACAGCGCCAGCCGCGCGGCGCAGCAGCCTCCTACTGAAATCATTGTGCGCTCTGAGCCGGGCATCATCGTGGAAGTCGCGCGGCGCGAAGTGAGCAGCGGGCTGCAGGCCTATGACCGGAACATGCCAGCCCGGCTGCAGCAGATCTCAGAACACCCCCGGAGGTATTAATGACGTCCTTTCCCTATGCGCTCGCAGCTCTGTCGGATCATCTGCGGGCCGCAGAGGTGACGCAGGAGCTCAGGCGCTTCGATGAGCAGTCCGGCAGCGGAGACGGGCGGGTCTGGGCGCAGGAACTCGCCCGCCCTCTCTGGCAGGTGAGCCTCAAGCTGGTGCCTTGCGAGACACTCGAGGCCCGGCGGGTGGATGCCCTGCTGCGGGCACTGCGCGGCTCGCAGGAAAGCTTCCTCTGGGCTGATCCCTCTTACGCGCCGTCCTATGATCCGGGCGATCTGGTGGTGGTCTCGGCGATCAGCTCCGATCGCTCGACCGTCAACTTCACCGGCCTGCCACCGCATTACCCGATCCGGCCCGGCGATCGCTTCTCGATCGAATGGGGCGGCGGGCGGCAGTATCTGGCGGAGGTGGCAGAGGAGACCATTGCCAGCAATACCGGCATGGCCTCTGCTGTCGCGGTCTATCCTTACGTCCCTCTGGGCATCGCTCCGGGCGCATCCGCCAACTTCCTCCGCCCGGTGATGCGGGCCTTTGTGCCTCCCGGAGGGCATACACCCTTCACCGCGCTGCCTGGCGGGATCTCGTCTGGCGGCGCGCTCCAGCTCCTGCAGCGGATTTAACCCATGCGCTTTTATGATCCGGCCTTTGCGGCCTCTCTGGCATCGGCCCGGGAGGGCGGCATTGCGCCTGCCACTTTCGTGCATTTCGCAGGCCTTAATCGCGCCACCGGGGATGTGGTGCCGCTCTCGGTGTGGTCGGGCGATGAGGATATCACCCTCACCCTGCAGGCCGCAGACGGCAGCCTTGTGTCGCGCACCTATGTCGGAGGATGCGGGCTGAGGGTCGAAGGCATGATCTATGGCGCGGATCTGACCGACAGGCCGGTTTCCGTCTCGCTCTCGCAGATCGCGCCCTATGCGCAGGAGATCGCGCGCGGCCATGATCTGCGGCTCGCGCATTGCGAGATCCATGCCACGACCTGGACGCGCGGCGCGCTGACCTCGGCCCCGCAGATCGAATGGATCGGCATTGTCGATGATGGCCCGATCGCCACGCCCTCTGCGGGCAGCGAGGGCGCGATCTCGATCACCGTGCGCTCTGAGCTGATGGCGCATCTGCTCGCCATCAACCCGGCCAAATCTTCTGATGAGCACCAGCGGCGGCGCTCCCCGACCGACGGCTTCTCCAAATATTCCGCCGCCATCCGATCGAGGTCTGTGCAATGGTACAAAGAGTAAGCCGCCTGCCCGACTGGCGCTCGCGTCTCTCGCTTGAGCTCGACCGCCAGCGCGCCACAGCCTTTGCCTGGGGGCGGCAGGATTGCGTGCTCGGTCTGGCGGCGGGCGCGGTGGAAGCCATGACCGGCGAAGATCTCGCCCGAGACTGGCGCGGCCACTACCGCAGCGAGCGGGGCGCTCTGCGGGCTTTACGCGCCGCCGGGCATGAGAGCCTCGGATCAGCGCTGGCGGCCCTGCTGCCGGAGATCCACCCGGACCAGGCGGACCTCGGAGATATTGCGCTGGTCGCCTCGGAAGGGGTGCTCGGCGAAGCGCTGGCGGTCTTTGATGCCTCCGGGCTGATCGCTTTGACGGAGCACGGCCATGGCCGCATCCCGCGCGAGCGGGCGCTCCGGGCCTTTAAGATCGGATAACCCCCATGCGGATGCTCATCCTTCTCGCGGTGGCCTTCGGGCTGACTGCTGCTCCTGCACAGGCCGGGCCGGTTGGCGCGGCTATCGCGGCCATCGGTGCGGTGATCAAGGGCTCGGTGGTTCTCACGGCGCTGGCGCAGATGGGCGCAAGCCTGGTGCTCTCGGCCATCGCGCGCAAGCTCGGCCCCAAGCCCTCTCAGCAGGGCGCGGACGTTAAGTTCAATGTCGAGATGGGCGATGATCTGCCCCTCTCCTTCATCCTCGGCGATTACGCCACCGCCGGGCGGCGCAAATACATCGGCAGCTGGGGCCGCAATCAGCGCTTCATCACCGATGTGATTGAGATCTCAGCTCTGCCGCAGCCCGCGCTGGCGGCTCTTTGGATCGGTGACGAAAAAGCGGTGATCGATTTCAGCCGCATCGGCACGATCAGCGGCGCTGAGGGGGATGTATCCGATGTGACCGAGCTGCCGGTGGGCGCGTCCTTCAGTGGCCAGAGCCTCGGCCACCCGGCGCAGATCAGCTCCCTCAAGGGCAAGCGCCGGATCTGGGTCCGCTGGGTCGATGGCACTCAGACAACGGTCGATCCGCTGCTCGCCTTCGCCTTCACGGGCGATCAATACCCATGGGCAGGCGTGGGCGTGGGCAAGGCCTATGCCGTGGTCACCATGCAGTATGACCGCGAGGATCTGACCTCGATGCCGACGCTTCTGTTTCAGCCTGCGCCTCTGCCGGTCTATGACCCGCGCAAAGACAGCAGCACCGGCGGCTCGGGGTCGCATCGCTGGGGGGATCGCTCGACCTATGAGCCCAGCACCAATGCTGCCGTGATCGCCTATAATATCGTGCGCGGGATCTATTATGGCTCCGAGTGGATCTTCGGCGGGCGCAACCTGCCCGCCTGGCGTCTGCCGCGCGCGGAATGGGTCGCGGCCATGACCGCCTGCGACCGGGAAATCGAAACAGCCGGCGGGGTCTTTGAGCCCGCCTGGCGCTGCGGCCTCGAGGTCTCGGTGGATCAGACTGCCGCCGATGTGCTGGAAGCGATCGGGCGCGCAGCCAACCTGCGCTTTGCGGAAGTGGGCGGCCAGCTGAAGCCGCTGGTCGATCTGCCCGCAGCCGCCGTGTTCTCGATCACCGATGGCGATATTGTCATCACTGAGGGGCAGAGCCTGACGCCCTTCTATCCGGTGGCACAGACCTTCAATGCGCTCTCGGCCAGCTACCCGGAGCCGCGCGAAGGCTGGGCCAGCAAGGACGCGCCGCAGCGCATCGACGCCGCAGCCACAGCTGCCGATGGCGGGCGCTATCTGCCGACCTCAGTCTCTTACCCTGCCTGTCCCTATGCCACGCAGGTGCAGCGCCTGATGGTCTCGCAGCTCAGCGAGTATCGCCGCATGCGTCAGCACTCCATGACGCTGCCGCCCGATGCCTGGGCGCTCGAGCCGCTCGACGTGATCAGCTGGACCTCCGCCCGCAACGGCTATGCGGACAAAAAGTTCATGGTCGAGCAGGTCACCAAACTGCCGGGGCTGAGCCTCACGGTGGCTCTGCGCGAAGTGGACCCGTCCGATTATGACTGGTCGCCTGCGCTCGAGCTTCCGGTGGTGATCACGCCTCCGGTTAAGCCGATCGGCTTTGCGCAGGGGATTGAGGGATGGGCGGCGCTCGCGGTGCTGCTGACCGGCAACGACGGCAAGGCCCGCAAGCCTGCCATTCAGGTCAGCTGCGGCGCCAATGAGCCGGACGTCTCGGAAATCCGCATTCAGGTCGAGCGCAGTGGCGTGGTGCAGTTTGACGTGACCCGGCCCTACGGCGCGCCCTTTGTCTGGACCATCACCGATGTGGTGCAGGAGACCACCTACCGGGTGCGCGGCGCGCTGATTTCTGAGCGGACGGGCAGCTTTGTCTGGTCGCCCTGGATCACGGTCACCACGCAGGGCATCTCGGTCTGGATGGATGATCTCGCGCAGGACATCCGCGATGAGTTTGAGCGGCTGGCCTCTGAGGGCGGCATCAAAGTGGTGGATACCCTGCCGACTGCGGGCACCGCACCTGACCAGCTGGTGATGCTGAGCACCACCAAAAAGATCTGGCGGTGGGATGCCCCGACCGCCGCCTGGTCCGATCAGATCACGGTGGCCATCGGCGATGGTCAGGTGCTGGCGCAGCACATCGCGGCCAATAATATCCTCGCCGCTCATATCGGCGCGGGTCAGGTGACGGCGGATAAGATCTCTGTCGCAGAGCTCTCCGCCATCACCGCCATCAT